CGTCTCATGCGTGTAAATGACCTCGAGACGCTCGTAGGTCGCATATAAGAACCATCAAGACTAATTAGTGGTGTAGAAGACTCTACAAAGGCAATATGAGCTTTCTGAAGCTTCATGTAATCACTAATGAAGGTAATGTCCGAGTCAGTAATGGCTATGTTTCTTGATCTCTTGCCTTTAGTGGACTCTCGTCTGTATGGCTTCCTGTAAGACTCTTCAATAACGGTACCGGATACATGAATATGCTTATATAGCATATTTACATCGCTGTATCTGACGGCACAGACTTCACCGCAGCGCATTCCAGTGACCAGCGAAAGCCAGGCAGCAAATGCACAAACAACACGTGAGTTAAACTCGTTTTCTTGAATCGATGTAGTAATCCTGGAATTAATGAGGGTACTAATTCCAGCAAAGCCCCATTCTTCAATAGAAACAGCTTCATGTACTTCCCTGGACGGCTTGGCCACATTAATAAGCGGATTGTAGTCACATATTCCAGCAGAAACAAAGTAATTGTACGCACCTCTCAAAAACTGATGCAGGTTAATAACACTGTTTCGAGACAAACCCTTCTTCAACAAATCCTGCTCAAAAGAGGTAAGTAAAGAGGACGTAACACTCCTTACGTCCTCTTTGCCAAGTCGTCCATTAATGTGGTTTCTAATGAAGCTTTCATGCTGTCTCGTAGTGTTAGGGCTCGCGCCATTCCTACGCTTAATCGACACATATTCAAGAAGCAAGTCAGTGAGCTGAGTGCTTTTTACTTTGCCGTCTGAGGTAATATGTGAAGCCCACATGGTGGCTAATTCTTCAGCTTCTTTCTGCGTCTTAGCTGTGGGAAAACTTGCATAAGGCTGAATGATTTTGCCGTTAAGATTTCTTCCCAAGTACAGTCGACAGCACCAAATACCGTTCGAATTTAATCGAACTTTTATTGAGCGATCCATTAGTAACGCTCCATGTAGCAGCCTTTGAAGCGTCTCCACTCAAGAATCAAGCCAATCGCATTCTCTTTTTTTGAGCCGTCGTATCCCAGGCAAATACCTTCATCCTTAGCAACTGCCTTAATCTCCGTCATCGTCATCTTTTCGAGACGCTCTCTGTCGGCTTGCTCCTTTGCTTTTGCGTCAGCGTCCATTACTGCTCCTTTCTGACAAACCTGCTTGTGATGATGAATGCAAGAGCGATTGCTCCAAGTCCTGCTGCAACCGCAACGACTGCGTCGTCTCCAGTTGCTGGTAGAGCTGTCTTCTTAGCCTTCTTGACTTTCTTTGTTGGCTTAGCTGGCTCTGGCCGTGGTTGTGGCTCTGGCTCAGTCTCCTCTGGAGTAGGCTGTGGCTGTGGTCCTGGATTAGGCTCTGGCGTTGGTGTTGGAGTTGTTGGTGTCTCCGGCTCAGTTGGACGATTGTCGCCGTTGCCGTTTCCGCCGCTGTCTTGGCTGACAAACTGATAACGCGAGCCCTGCGTGGTCTCGCGGCTCTTTAGCTGGATAGAGTTCGAGGTCGTCTCTGTTCCTTCGGTTTCGTAGTACATGAAGTATTGGTTGCCTTGGAAGTCCACGCTGCTCAAGTCCCAAGTGAAGCCGCTGCCGTTAATGGTTGGCTCGGGAACGTTCATGCGCACCCAGCTTGCGGGGTCGGCGTTGCCATATGCGTCCATATGAACGCGGTAGAGCCTAAACGAGCCAGGAATAATGCGCGTACCTTCCTGCGCGGTGTCCTCTAGTACAACGTTAGTGAGGCTGTCCGCTGCGTGGTTGAGTCGCACCGACCATTCGACCGTGCCGTGGTCGGTTTTGACGCCCCATTTTGCGATAATCTCGTGTTCAATAGTTCCGTAGTGACGTGTCTCGAAGCTAGTCTCGACAACCTGCCCCGTGGCTTCATCAATGAGCCTTAGCGTGGTTGTGCCTGCCGCTGCGTCAGCCTTGACATGAGCCGCGAGCCATAACGTGCCCTGCACGTTGTCTTTGCCTTCCACCCACGCGGTGTAAGTGATCGTGACACGTCCTTGCGTTACTTGTGCGGTTGCCATTACCTCGCCGTCCGGCGCGTAAATGTCGAAGCTGGCCGCGTTAGTTGCAGGAAAGTCGAGGACATCGGGAATGCCGAGCGAGAACGTGTCGCCCTCGTGAACTTCACCCGTTGCGCTCCAAGAAGCGGTCAAGTAAATGTCTTGGTTCGTGTATGCAGAGGCTAAGTCCTGCTTGTTCTTGTCTGTGACTCTAAAGCTGGTAATTGTGGTCGGTACCGTCTGAGCTTGTGCAAGAGCTGGCACAAATACCAGCACCGCAAAGACAACAACGGCCAGCCACTGAAGAATCTTCTTCATGGTTAAAGCCTTTCTATTTGGTTGTTAAAATAGGGAATTAAAAATAAATGAGGAATTTAATCGCTAAAAGCAAAAGCAATGCCAGCGAGAATGCAAAAGACTAGAACAACAATATCTGCGGCACCCATACGAACCTCCTTTCGGTTAGTAAAGCTGCTTATAAGAGTCTTCCAAGAGTCTCTTTAAGCGAATTAAAAAGGCTATAAATAATCTTGTTCTCACCGAAATCAACAACACGCATCCCACACGCAAGCGCAACATCACGCTCAAGTTTTGCACCACGAGAAACATTCCAGCCGGGCAACATAACTACTGTGTCGTAATTAGTAATTTCCGAAAGGCATCGATGCATTGCCTGTTCCCAGCTAGAACTTGCAGAAATTTGCGCTGCGGGGTTATAGATCTGCTCAGCATCGCCAAGCGCAGCGAGCTCTTCAGCAAACATAAACAAGCCTTTATAGTTCTTCACGTTAGTAATTGGTCCAGAAAGGTACACTCGTTTGCCCTTAATAGCAGAGCCGAGACATTCACTATTGCTCAAATATGCCAATAAGGCGTAACGCTCGATGAGGTCAACAGCTTTCTCAACAGAATCCATTACTACTCCTTAATTTTTAGCTTGTATCTGTTTCTGTTTGTTCGCTCTCGCTTCCCTCTCTTTGCAGCTCGCGCGCATCGAATATACCAATAATCACGCAAAAGTGAGTAGGTATATAGCGGCCCTCCATAGGCAAAATGGGTTCCTAAGAGCCACTTAGGACCTTCCGGGTCATCAGCATCAAAGCCACCTCCCCAACCATGTTTAGCTTCGATGTGCCAGAGAAACCACGCAAGAATTCTTTGAGGTATGGTTAAATACGGAATCATATTTTGTCTCCTTTTCTTGGTTATTCATCGTTAATCCTTTAACGATTGGCTCTAGCTGAATTTCGCCGCTTTCGTTGCCGTTCTTTCTCGTCCGCATGTTGCCACTCACACCATATGTCATAGTGCTTTTCAGCCATAAAATCCCAAAATGTCTGCTGGTCTATGCCGTCTCCGGAGTCGTAATCGCCCCACACATCGTCATCAAACATCTCGTCTACGTAAGGTTTGCACCTACTGCACTCGCGCCACTCGTAAACATAATCAATTTTGAGCGTAGAGGTTGTATATTTCTCTCCTACATGTATCTCCTTGTCGCACCACGAGCAATAGTGTGGTTTACGTGCTTTAACCTCATGCTGCGGCGTAATTTCAATCATGGTTACCACGCACCACCCTTGAGCCACAATGAGGACAATACAAGTCATCGTCATACAGATCAGCTCCGCACTCGGAACAGACGATGTTGTTGTCAGCTTCAACCGGCTTACACGTAGGGTCGATAAGGTCAGCTAGACGGCTAAAGAAGAATCCATATGACTTATATTGTGCGCCGATGATATCGTCAATTTTGAAAAATGCAGCATTAACACCCATAGACCAATCATTGTTGTCTTCACCAGCTTCACGTAGCCTTGCAGCTACCTCTTTACGGCTAATCATCGCTATCACTCAGCATTTCGATTTGGTCGGTGATTTCCCAAAGCTTTGATGTCGCTTCTTTGTTCATAATGGTGTTTTGGCTTAGAGTGCGCCTAATCTCGCCGACCAGTGACGCGATTGTTACTGATTTTTTATGGGTGAGCTCGTCGGAGTTAAGAACAACATAAGCATTGTTGATTGGGTCGGCCACAGAGAGAATTTTTGTGTCACACCTAGTAAACGTATATCCATCAACTTTGTGTTCAGTTCCATCAGATTCGTATACTGTATCGCCTTTCTTGAAAGGTATGCCGTCTTTATCGACTGGCAACTCAATCATGTTAGACGTGTCGCATAGGTTAATAACGACGTTGAACATTGCCTTTAAATCTTCCTCATACGATGTCGTGTCAGGTCTCTGCTCACCTGTTATTGCTTCGTAAAATGCCCTGTCGCCTAACTCGGTAACACTACTTAACCTCTCTGCGATTTCTTTACGCTCTTCTTTAGTTAGCATTGTTGCTCCTTCTCAACTAGTTCTTTGTAATGCGAAATTGCTCCATCAAAATCTTCAAGGCACTTGTTAGACATATCTATGATTGACAAAACGTCCTTCGATTTAATTAAAGCCAAGCATTTGTACTTTGCTTCTAAGGCTCTCAAGTACAGTTCATCGACAGTTAGCTCACGAGAAGACTCAGCTTTAATTGCTACATTACAAAGCTCCACGATGCGGTCTAAGAGTTCCTCGTCACTTCTCCAGCTCTGAATGCCTAGAAGAACGTATGAAAATTGGTCCCAGCTAAGCTCTTCTCCTCCTTTCTTGTATGCTTTGGCTCTATCTGCAATTCCTTGACGTTCCTGTCTAGTCAGCATTGCAAACCTCTTTCTCTTTATCCTTGAGCCATACAGCTAAAGCTCCAACAAGGCCATATGCGATTAGGGCATATCTGAAAGCCATCAGATATGCAACGTTGTGCGGCTCAAAAATGCCCAGGCAGTCAGCCGTGAAGTAGACCAGCAGAGGCAACAAAGCCACAAGAATTATTCTTTTTTTCATGGGTTATTCCTTAAAATGTAAGCCATAAAGGCTTAAGAGAATCCGTCTATTGATGAGCCATCGTTTACCGGCTTTCTTGGCATACACCTCCCCTCGAGCGCACATCTTGCG